CGTCTTGCTCTTACTGAGTTAACAATACCTCTTGTGTAACCCGCAGTTGCGAACCATGGGAAGGCAATGTTGTCAGTTAATGCTAAGTTACGACAAACTTCCGCAGTTGGTGGAATGTAGATTTGAGTGTTGAACACACTGTCACGAGTCAATACCCATGGGTAGTAAGTAACAGTGTAGTTTGAATCAAATCCAGTGTCTGCAAGTGTGTCAACCGCATCTTGAGGATAAATAAAGTTGTCCATAGAAGATGATGGTTGTAACAAATCAAAGTCAGGAGTTGTTGCAACATAGATTGAGTCAGCTCTATCAATTTCAACCATATCAATCGCAGCTCTCACAAGTGACTCGTTATTAACATAGTCAATACCAGGTGTTACAAGAACGTTGATGTTGATAATTGCCGGATTGTTAAGAGTTTCAAAACCAATCTTATATGCGTAGTAGTCAGTATTAGCGTAGTCAGCTGTATTATCTTCTACAGTAATTTGTCTGAACGCACCCCAACCTGTTGAATTTGGGTAAGGTTGACATCCTGCCTGTGCTCCAAACAAGTAACCTGACTTACCGAGTACGTAATTATCTCCGTTTGTTCTGTACTCACGGTAGATATCCCAACCATCAAAACCACCTGCCGGAAGAACTGTAAACTTACGAGAATAAGTTCTGTAATAAGGGTCATTTGAATCTATTGGGTCATTTTGGAAAGTAGTTATACCTGTCTCAAAAGCTGTTTGACCTGAGTTTACATATACTGATGAAATTAAAACAACAGACGCCCCACTATCCATGTGGAAACCTTTAGTTTGTTTGTTCCAAGAAGTGTAAACTTGTTCAGTACATGTATAAGCTGTAGGATTTTGTTTACCTTTGTATTCAAAGAAATTAGAGTCCCAACCAACAGAAGTACTAAAACCTAAGTATGTTCTTCTTACATTATCTCCTGAACTAATGATTGTATTATCATTACCATTAGATAATCCAAATGGAGGATTACTTACAGTTTCACCAGGAAACGCATATTTAGTTTTGTAAACAGGAAACACTTCTGTAAATGCTGCGTTGTTAGAAGAATCATAAGTTCTAACAGTATAACCTTCAAATCCACAAGGAATTGCATCCGCAGGTGCGTCTTCATTAACCTCTAACATAATATATTTAGAGTTAATCGCGTATTCACCGTCAGCAGTACCAACTTTCTTAGCAATGTAGTTATTTTGTGATGGGTCCATTGTACAGTTAGTATATTTTTCAATAACAACTGGATTTTGGTCAGTATCAAAATAATCTCTAACTAAAAGGTCAAATGTTAATCCATCAAAACTCATGTTAGCCAATGAAACTTTAACTTCTCTGTTTGCAGCGTTACCGTCAGAAATAGTTATATATCGGAACAACTGATATACAGTGTTACCGCGAAGTTCAGATACAATCCATGGAGAAAATGCTGTCTGATATCTTTCCAAATAGTTACCTAAAGACAACGCATTACCAGGAGCTGCTGATGCCGCTCTTTCATTTGCGATGAAATTAGGATTAATACCTCTTATGGCTCCTTGTCCGTATGAGTAATTCAATAATGTTGGGAAGTATTCTTCAACAAATAAAGGAACGTCAACTCTATTCTTTTGGAAGTTACCTGTACCAAATACCTTACCAATAAAGCTAGTCTTTGTATCATCTAATGACGCTTCAAAACTAAACGTGTTACCGTCTTTATCTGTACCTGTAACTCCAAATTCCGCAAAAGGATTAGATTGTGCATCAACATAACTACCTGTTGTTACTAAAGTTGAGTCTCCAGTGCCTGAAACTTGGTAAAGTGGACCGTTTTGAGTTGTTGTGTATTCAGTAATACCTCTTGAACGAAGAGTTGCAAGAATTGTATTGTTGTATCCTGAATAGGTACCCATAGTACCAGTAAATGAAAATAATCCGCCTTCTAATGTACCTGATGCCACTCCAGAAACTCCTGGTGCTAAATCAAGTGTTCTAAAGTAAAAAGAATATCCACTATAATTTATTGAGGTTACTGCGTCTATTGGATTGAATGCTCCAAAATACCAAGCGTCATTTTCAGTATCAGTCAAAGTAACGGCACTGAATGATAATTCAGGAATATCAAATGCATTAGTTGTAACCCCAGTCCAATCAATTCCAGGAGTCGACCCTGTACCTAAAGCTCCCCATACAACTGCGTTTGCACCTGTACCAGTGATTGTAGTTTCATTTAAAAGGAACGCATCAACATCGCTCTGATATGTTGATGTACTACCGTCAAATTTTCTATAAGTTGTATTAAGGTCTTGATAGAAAGGTTCACCTGACATAGAAGACCAATCTACTACTACAACACCTGTGTTTGTGTCCGCAGTATATGGAATTGCACTTAATGTTGCTTCATTATTACTATCAATAACTAAAGTTGACGGGTCTAAATTTGCCATTGCTGTTAATGTCCAAGAAGGACCTGCATCATATCCAGAAAGACCCAAAACTCTAGATACGAATAATTGGTTAGATTGCTGTAAGTATGCTTTAGCGATATACGCTGCTTCATACTTTGGAATTTGTGTGTTCACAAATTTTTCAGGTGATGTCGAACCAAAATACGCTTCGAACTCTTCAAAGTTAGTCACAAAAATCGGTTCGAAAGCCGGGCCCTTGAGTGTTTCACCCACGATACCTAGCGTTGTAACACCAACACTTTGTGCAACGAATGAAAGTTCGGTTTCGGTTGTATACACACCGGGAGAAACGAAAACTTTTGTTGCCATTTACTTTTTTGTTTTTAAAGATTTATTTTTCAATAAATACTATAGAAAAAACCAAAAGTTTTTAATTTCTTAATCTATTTATTTTAAAGTAAGAATAAATTCTTACTTTTTTCTGCTTTGAAGATTAAGAACCTTAAAATATCAGAAGAGTCCCATACAATACTAAAAAAATATTGTATGAAAAAAGGATTAAAGATACATAAATTTTTAGAAAATTTAATTATTGAAAACTGTTCTGAGAAGAAAGATTTGTACGGTGAACTATAAAGTTAGTTCTACCGCTAATTGAATTTTTGCCGGTATTGTATTGTCAGTCTTCTGTACCGTAATTGATAAAACATCGTCGCTGTTTAACCTTATTACACCGTCAACATTATCAAAAATATTACTCCCATAAAATAGACCATTAATTAATACATCGTAGGTGTCGATATTATCTAAACCAACTGATTTTAAATTAGCGGGATATTTGAACTCCTGTGTAAAATTATTTTCACCAAATGGAAAATCAAGTACTAAATCAAAATTTGAAGTATTATCAAGGGCTCTTCTATTTTTTTTAATTTTAGCAGACCTTTGATTTGTCTCAAGTAATGTAAAAGTTCTACTAACCCCAGGACTTACTTGAAATTCATTTTCGTCCATCAAAAATCCCATCATTGTAAAATTATAACTCTGAATATAATATTTTCTCTTTTCGATTTCAGTAACAGATTCGTCTTGTAGGTCGTCCATAATAATTGGAATATAATGACCTTTTATTACTGTGTAAGCTTGACGGGAAGAAAATTTTTCGACGACAACTTTATTAAATGAGTTTAGTTCTCTCATTCTGTTACAAATAATTTTAATTGAGAACTTAATATCAACAGGAACTGGCTGAGGTATTGTATATACATCCATACCCCTAACTCCATTATCCCAATTTGGTACCATCGCATAAAAAAATTGTTTTCTATTTGGTATTGTATATTGAAGTGAGGGTAGTGTACCATACTTCACTTCAGGACTTCTAACAGTAGTAATTACAGGAACACTAACATTTTTATCTAAATCGTTTATGTTCCATGTTTGAGTGAATTGAGCCCAATTTTGAGTTGTAATTAAAATATCAACAACAGGTACTACTTTTCCATCAACTACAACCCTTAATTCATTTTTCACAAAATCTAAAAACCCCCTATCTAAATCTTCGTGTAGAATAGATTTTGGAAGAAAAGTTCCATACTGATTTATTTGGTCAAGCATTTCTTGCCTTCTTGACGGACCGTAAAGTTCAGGTGTCAGCTTAATATGTTTTTTTATTTTTTTTCCAAATCCCATTATAATCCTCTAAATTCATTATCGTTTACAGGTAC